AGTGCCCAGCAGGCTTGGCACATCGCCCGCCGTCTGGTCGATCCGGCCCCGGATCGCATCGCGCGCGGCCTGTGCCGCCGCGCGCGCCTCGGCCTGCGCGATTGCCGCCTCGGCATAGTCCAAGGCTAATGCCTCGGCGCGGGTGACGGAATAGACGGACCGGTCGCCGTCCGTGACGTTCAGCATGATTTCGGGCATATCAGACCGTCCCAACGATGTTGCCGCCAAGGCTGAAGCGATTGAGCATGGCCGCACCGTTTTGCAACTGAACACCCTGCGTTCCTGCCATGACGAATGGATTAACGAGTACTGTGCGACCGATGCCCGTCACGACACCCGAAAGCGTGCCGCTCCTGAGAACCACCCTCGCACACGCCACCCCGTTGAACCCGATCAGGCAAGCTTCCTGCTCACCCGAGAAACCGAAATCATACAGGCTGACGCCGCCGATCCAGCCTGTCTCGCCAGTGTAAACCGACGTATTTTCGCGGAACTTTTGACCCGGAATAGCGAGCGCGCCGTGGGTGTGTTGGACCTCTACTGTGGTCACCGTGCAGGTGTCGAACATACGAAAGCCACAAAGGGCGTTGCGCGACGATATGTCCTTAACAGTGTGGTTCACGACCGCCGGGTTGTTTTTGGGTCCGACAAGGACCAAGTGGCGATTGCCCTCAATATCCACATCAGATGCAAACGGCACTGACCCTGCGCTACCACCGGGCAGGTTCAGAACAACCCGCTGACCCGGTGACGACGCCGCAACCGCGTCGGCAATCGTCGTGTATGTCCCGCCGTTTCCGCCCACCGGGTTGACCGCCGCAGGATCGATGGTCGCGGCGAAATTCAGACCCGCCGCTGCTTGTGCCGCCTGCACTTGAAATTCGGACAGCGCGGTATTCGCATCCGCATCAAAGTCGGTCAGCGCTTGTGCGGTCTGCGCCTCTGCCGCAGCAACAGCCGACGCCGTCTGCGCCTCTAGTTCAGCGATCGCCGCCAGAATGTCATCGCCCGTCTCAGTCACGATCAGCGTGACCGGATCGGTGTCGACCGTCGCAACCTCGGACGTGACGTAGAACACCCGACGCGCCAAGGTATCGCCCTGGCTGACGTAGATGCTCGAGCCCAGAAAATCGGCCGGGGCTGACAGGTCAGCCGCGCGGCCCCAAGCATCCGCCGCCGCGATATAGACGCCATTCTTCTCCGGGTCAGATTGCGCGGGCAACAGAACGCGGTCGCCGTCCGCGATCGCAACACCGTCCACAGAGGTAAGGCCGCTGCGCGGATGATTGATCGGGCTGGCCGCGACCACGGCGGCGCGCGGCTTGGCGACGTTGAATTGCGCAAGGGCCGCTGTTGTCACCAATTCAATTTGCTGGGTGTTGCTCATAGGATTTCCAATTTCAGATTTCCATCCACAAGAGACAGAATTGATTTTTCATCGACGTTGACCGTCACGGTCCCATCGGGATTGACCGTCGCGCTTCGCAGCGCGCTTCCTTGATTCACCGACAGGCGGAAGGTCGCGGTAGAGGATCCGACCGAAACGAATTCGAGCGACGGATCGACGACCAGCGCGTTCAACTGTGAGATTTCCGCCCCGACCTTGTCGGGCGTCACGGTGTAATCGTTGCCCCGTTCGCCCGCGATCGCGACGCCGTCGGCAAGCCAAGGCACCGACGCGGTCGATTGGTAGATTGAGCCCGCGCTGCCATCGCCTGACACCAAGGCAATCAGCGGTCGAAACGGCGGCGACGTGAAACTGGCCTCTCGAATGTCGCTTTTTACGGTCAGCGTGATCGCCATGATCTACCCCTTGAAATTACGGAAACCGCGCCCCGAAGGGCGCGGCGATGCGGAGTCATTCTTTGCGGAACGACAGCCGATTGTTCGGCGCGCGACGCTCGATCCAAAACCACACGCCCCCGGCCAAGCCGAGCAGGGCGTTGATGGCGTTTACGGCCGTTTCCGCGCCGTCCTGGATCGACTCTTCGTTTGCGACAATCTCGGCAGCGATTTCGCCAAGGCCGCCGCCGATCAAGGGGCCGATCAGACCGACGATCGTCAGGGCCGCCGCAAGCGTTGACCGCGCCAACAGGGGATTCAGGGGGGGCAGGCTTTTGTTTGGGTTTGACATTGCAGGCCCTCCTTAGGCCATTGCTGGAACAGGTGTGTCAGGGATGCGCGCCCATTTGGCGTAGGCCGCAGCCAGACGGGTGTGGTAGCCGTGGGTCGCGTAGCTGGAGCCGTTGTAGCCCCGCGCGAAACCACGCCAGTCATGCCGGCGCAGCTCGTCGTCCAGACCCGCCGACACGATGAATTTCACCATCGCGGCAAGGTGCCGATCCTCGTCCTCGGCAAAGTCCTCGACCATCGACCGCGCGTCGGGATATCCGGCCATCAGGCAGTTGAACCCCATGATCTGACCGAGACCCCAGGATGCCGACCGCAGCGCCGCGCCCTCGTTGATCTCGATCGCAGCGAGCAGGCGCGGATAGCTGTCGCGCGGATAGGCGCGCTGTCCCCAACGCGGATAAGCCAAACCAGCTGCAGCGGCGCGGTCACGCTCCGGGCCGGGGCCAAGCTCGCGCCAGAACACATGCGGCTCGAATAGCATCCGCACCCGCCCCTCCCGATCAAACCCGCCGCCAGCGGTCTCGACCTCGATGACCGCGTGGATCTCGTCCTCGCCCACGCCGATCGTTGCGCCGATGCGCGGCAGGTCCAGGTCATCCAGACGCTTGGCCGCCCCTTTGAATTTGACCGGGCGAACCGCTGGGACAGGATCTAGCGACGCGATGAAGTCGCGTGCGGCCGCGTCAGTCAGGCCGCCATACCAGCCGTCGATTCCGCCCGGATCGAAGCCAAGCTCTGCCAGTGCTGTTTGCAGCACCCGCGTGCGTTCGCGTTGTGAAAGCATCGTCATTCTCCCATAAAAAAAGCCCCGCTTACGCAGGGCCGGTGAAAATCGGTGGTGAGTTTCAGCTATTGCTCGCCGGGCACCACGATGATGGTCACGTCGTCGATCGTCGGTGCGGGCCGCTCGCCCTCGACCTCGGTGCGTTGAACCATCTTGCGCAGCGGGATCACGCCAAACAGCAACACGCGCCGGGTCGTGGTCAGGTAGAATGGCGGGCCAGCCTCGATGCACTTGTCAGCCCAAGAACCAAGATCATAGGTGACAGTGTTTCCCGGTATTTGCTGATATGTGGCGACCGCCCACGGGCCGGATGCACACTCAAAACCGTCACCGTCGATCAACGTGATTTCGGCGTGCCATTCTGCCGTTACGTCGCCGAAAGGCGTTTCGCGCACATAGCGCACGGTCCTGCCGTCCACCGTCAGACTGATATCCCGAAGAAACAGGCTGGACGGTATCGCCAAGATAGCGGCACCAACGAGGATCGCGACCGTCAGGGCCGCGTAGAAAAGCCGGTTCATTTCATCCCTCCGAGCAAGCGCAAAACCGCAGCGATGCTGATCGCCGCCCCAGCCAGCCAAAGCACGGCGCGGGCGGTCAGTTTCCCCGCCCGGACGGCCTCAAGCAGATCATCAATCTGCGCCGCCCGGGACGGCTTGCCCGGCGCGCGGGGTTTGAGGAAAAAATCATGCAGATCATCCAGCTTTTGCTTTTCGTCTGGGCTCATATCGTCGTCACCTCGTCTTGCGCCGCCAGGGCGACCGGTTTCACGGTTCCGGTCAGATCCGTTGTGTATCCGTCTTTTCCAAAACGATGCTCGGCACCGGACAGGATGAACTCACGGCCATCCATTCCGACGCGACACCCTGCAAAGACGATGGGTGCGCCGGCCCGGGCTGTGGGGCGACCGACGATAGTGCAGCGAACCTCAAGCAGCGACCGCCGCAATTCATCCGCCTTGGAACGGGCCGCCCGATAGGCCTCGCCCTCGGAGGCAAGAGGCTGGTCGATACGGAAAACCGAAGCGTTTTCCGGGTCGATCTCAAACGACACGTCTTTTCGCGCGGCCCCCGATCGGTCCATATATGACGCAACCACCTTGCCGTAGCTTCCCCGGCTGGACGTGCGGAACATCAGTGATCCCGGGACAATATCGCCGGGGCCAATAACCGTCGGCGTCAGGGGCGCACCGCCCGGCGCGATCCCCGCCCCGCGGATGGCAAAGACCAGCGTTCGCCCCTTGATCGAAAACAGCGCGCCGTGCCGTCCCGCCAAGCGTTCAAGAAAGTGCATCGGAGACTCGCCGATCATTCCGATCCACGAATACAAGAACCCGCCGATCTCCGGCGCGACCTTTGACTCAAGCCCGAGGTCAGTCGCAATGTCGCCGACGATTTGAGAGATGCTGGCGTTGTCCCAATTTCGTTGAACGTGGTTTTTCACCTTTCCGGTCAGATCAGCCGCCGTCGCCGTCAGGCGCAATTTTCCGGGCAAGGCGAACACGTCGACCCCGTCGACGATGTATTGCCCCATATCGACCAGGTCCGCGCCGTATCCCATCCGACAGGAAATCACGTCGCCAAGCGACGGGATTTGCGCGGGGGGATCATCGGTCAGTTCAACCGATAGGCTGTCGGATGAAAGCCCTTCGCGGTCGCTGACGACACAAGCGACAACGCGATCCCGGAACAAGCCCGACACAGGGACGCCGTTGATGAAAATATCGCAGACAGGGCGCACAATGATTGCCTCAATAAAGGGTCACGATTTCGACCGACGCTTGAGGTCGATCGGGAAGGTCGGGAAGCCTGACCGGCGTTCCGACCGGCAGGATTGGGCCCAAGCCGGCAAGTCCCGGATTTGCGTTCAGAACCGCCTCAACGAACCCGGATTCATCGCCATATTGACGGCGGCAGATCAGGTCGACCGTGTCGCCGGCCACGCTTAGAACTTGGCCGGCCATCAGAAGATCAGCGACAGGAGTGAACCCGCCGTCCCTACCCCGCCCGATGGACGCTTTGTCAGGCTGATCTCATAGGCGTTCCGCCCCGCGCGGCCGTTTCGATCAATGAAATCCTCGTCCTCCGATACGCGCGTCACGACATACATGCCGAACACGTTGAACGGAAAATTCCCAAGGGACACCAACGGAAGCGCGACTCCGTTTTGCGCCGACGCCTTGATGCCCTCAAGCGATGCCTGCCCGCCGAATTCAGAGAACAGCACGCCCCGGATCTTCCGGGACGTGCCTTTTCCGCCAAGCCATTGCATTTGATCGGGACCGCCAGCGACCGATATTTCGGCCCAGGGCGTTTCGGTCGCGGTTGTGCGGCCCTGGAAACCAAAGCCCAGCGTCGTAAACGCATAAGGCCCCAGCGCCATAACGGTTGGTCCGGTCATTGCTTACCCTCAATCGGAAAAGTTGTATTGCAGCTGGGCGCTGATTTGGTCGCCAAGCGCCTTCGCCAAATCCTCGACGCTGCCGCCCGGTGCCCCGGTGATATTGATATCGCCGAAACGGACGTTGATCGAACGGGAGGATCCACCCCCGGTTGCCGTCGCTGACGACAAACCAGAAACCCCAGGGCGCGGCGACATTGCCACGCCCTGCATGGTCGACCGCAGCGCCGCCTTGGCCTGCGATACGGTCAGGACCGCCCCACTGGTTGACGGCACCATGATTTCTGACCGCGCGGTTCGCTCGTTGACCAAATAGGGAACGCCCGCCCGCACCGGGCCGCCCGTCGCCCGACGCCGCCGACGAGTGTCCGACCGAACAGATGATCCGCTTGTCGCCCCGATGCTGCCGACGATCGCGCTGCCGAGGTTGATCGACCCGACCGCCTCGCCGATACGCCCCGGGATTCCTTTGACCCAATCGAGCAACTCGGTCAGCTTTTCACGCATCCCGTCGCCCAGCGACGTAATTGCGTCCCGACCGATTTGCAGCAACCGAACCGGAAGCCCGACGATTGCCCCGACAATCCTTGCGGTGATCTCCCGCGCACTGGCCTCGACCCTTGCCTTTTCGCTGTCGGGCAGGATCGTGCGCGACCAGAACGACCCGGAAAACAGGCCCGTGATCGACGACGCCATGCTGTTGAGCCCATCAAAGACGGGCGACAGAATGCCCCGAAGGAACTCCAAACGAGTCTGGACCCCCTCGATCACCGGACGGATCAGATCGAACGCAGGTTTCAGCCCGTCGACGATCCCGCCCGCGACGCCCCGCATGATCGCGGAAATCCGGTCCCAGTTCTTGTAGATCAAGAACCCGGCCGCACCAATCGCGGCGGCAACGGCCGCCACGGTTGCCCAGACCGGTGCGCTGATCCCGGCGACGACCGCCGCCGCAGACCCAAGGCCCGACGCGACAGCCGACATTCCCGTGATCCCGGCAATCCCGCGCAAGACCGCGCGAACCTTGTCCAGCCGCGTGACGGTTGATCCGCCCATTCCCGCAAGGGCCGATTGCAAGCGCAACGACTCCGAAATCGGCACGGCAATGCCCCGGCCTGCGGCGACGATTCCAGATAGACCCTGGGCGGTCAGCCAAAGCACACCGCCCTTGCCCAGCAGACCCGCAAGTTTCAGGCCCAGAAAGCCCAGCCGCAGGCCAAAGACAGCGCCCGTGACCTGAACGATCCGGGCGACCAGTTCCCGGTTCTCCTTTGCCCACGCGGTCGTCGCCCGGATGATTGGCGCGACCGTGTCCATCGTATCGCTAAGGATCGGCAAGAGCGCCTCGCCGATCGTCACCGTCAGTTCGTAAAAGGTGTTCTTGAACCGGGTCAGGTCGGACTCGAAGGTTTCCGAACGTGCCGCAAATTCGGCAAACGCCGATCCCGCAAAGGTCGCCTCGTCACCAACTCGCAAAAGCGTGCTGCGCAAAAGTTCCCTATTTGTCAGAAGCGGCGTCAGCGCGCGCGCCTCGTCGCCGAATAGGTCGGACATTGTCGCCGCCTGCACCGCCTTGGGCAGCGCCGCGATCCGGTCGATCACGTCCAGCGTCGTCCCGACCGCGTCCTCTTGCATCTGACGGGCGACCTCGCCCGCCTCTAGGCCGAGGGCCGACATTGCGTTCGTTTGGCGCTTGGTCGCGCTTTCCCCGCGGGTCAGCGCACGACCCATGTTGCGGAAGCTGGTTGCCGAAACTTCGGAGTTCTTCGTCACCGCGATCATGGCCGCACCAAAGGCGGCCGCTTCCTCGGCGGCGAAACCAAACCCGGCCGCGTCGGCGGCGACGCGGGTCATGAAATCCATCATGTCGGGCGCGGTGGCCGCAAAGTTGTTTGACAGGTCGTTGACCGCGTCGGACAGCAGCAAAGTGTCGTCGAGCGTCAGGTTCAGACCAGCCTGCACGGACGTGATGAAATCACCGGCTGCGTCGGCGGTCGTCCCAAATGCGACCTGTAGTTTCGCCGTCATTTCGACGAATTGCAGGAGGTCGTCACCGCGCAGGCCTGCCTCGCCGCCCTTGGCCGCCAGCGCCGCAAGTTCCTCGACCGCGAGGGGAATGTCGCGGGACATTGCCAGCAACGACGCACGGAATTCGTCGAATTGGGCGGCCGTCTCAAAGTCGGCGACCTTGCGCACGTCAGCCATTGCCGACTCAAAGTTCATGGCCGCACGAACCGGACTGCGCAGCGCAGCCACAACTCCAGTTGCGACCAAGGCCGTGCCGCCGATCTGCCGCGATACCGCGCGAACCTGCTGCCGGTTCTTTTCTACCTCGGACCGGGTCGACGCAAGCGCGCGCTGGACGCGCCCCGCGTTTGGGCTGACCTCGTCGATCAGCCGCAGAACCAGTTCGGAGGTCAGGCGTGCCATGTCAGGTATCCCTTTTTCGTTCGGCGTTCACCAACGCGACAGCCTCGGCGTGAAACGCAAAAAAAACGAGGTCCTCCCATTCGAGAACCTCGTTAATTGGTTGGTGCAGATACCTTGCGATTTCCGCGATCATTCGGATGAAACTGGCATCCCCTCCGGTTGTTCGTCCTGACGGAGACCCCGGATCGTTTCCGTCGTCCGCTTTCCCATCAGGGCCACGGTTTCGTCGGTAATTCGTTCGTAATCCTCGCTGTCAAGTTCAAGGATCACGGGCAACGGAACGTCAGCCATAGACGCCAAAAGTGCCATGTGCTGCTGCGAATCGCCGTTTACCTTTTCCATCGCCACAAGGTCTTTGGCCTTCCGGCGCCGGAACGTCAGAGCGTCGTAGGTCTTGCCTTTGTGTTCGACCGGATCAGCCAGCGGAATCGTCAGCGTTTTGGGCGGGTCTTGCGGTGTCTCGACCATCGTGCGGCCTTTCTTTTCAGGGGGATTGTCCGGGGCGCTTTCACGCCCCGGTATCTATCAAATCGCCAGCGCAGCGCGGCGGCCCGGCATCTGCTCAACGCCGCCGATACGAACCGTGTGATCGTCGAAAAAGAAGATTTCCTCGTCGTCGATGAACAGCGCACCCGAATGAACGGTGCAGTCGTATTCCGTTTCGGACTTGCCGCCCGAGGCCCACGACCCCCCGTCCATCTTGAGAACGTCGGCCCGCATTTCGAACCGGGCCTGATGTTCCCGACCGTCCTCGCTTTGCATGTAGCCCAGGGCGATCAGCTGCTCGTCACGACCGACATCGAGCAGTTTCATCATGGTCGGATCAAACGCCGTTTCCTTGAATGAACAGCCCGTCGCCTCGTAGGCCATTGTCACGAGGCGCGGTTTGATCATCCCGGCGTTTTTGAACTCTTCCGTGACCTTGGCAATGACCGGAATCGTGATTTCCATGACCTGGCCGATGCGGTTTTCGCCGGCGGCGAGGATCGTGCAATCCTTGATGATGTAGGCAGGAATGTTGCTCATGGTCTTTTCCCCTTACGCCGTTTCGGCAATGTCGAAGGTGCCCGTGATCGAATTGAACAGGGCGGTGTAACCGATCTCGATACTGCGGTAGGCGGTGATCCGCAGGTCGTAGATCGGCGCGGGAACCTCAAAGGCCATCCCGAACTTGATGATGCCCTGAACCCCGGTTGTCGGCGTATTCGAGGTGTCCAGACCAAAGCGCGACCCCGGCAGGAGAATGTTCTCATTCTCGAAGTCAGCGAGGGCAAACGCCCCGGCCTGAACCATCAGCGGCAGCGTTGCGCCCGAAATCGGACGCCCCACAAAGCGCATAAATACGCGTTCCAGCGACTCGTTGACGAAATCTGTCGCTCGCACCACGTTTGCGAATTTCCAGATACCGCCCGCCTCTTGGGCAGCAAGCGTTGTCGGCCCCCAAAGGCGGAACCCGTCGCCGCGGTTGATGATCGTATTCACGCCCGCCTCGTTCAGTTCCGTGGCCTCCGTGCCGTAATCGACGGGCCGGTTCACACCGACGACGCCGTTCGCGATCACATTCGTCGCGGGCCACGCGACGTTGCGCGTCCGATCGAGATTGGACTGAACCGCCGCGAACAGCGTCGACGATGGTTTCGCGACGGATTGGCCGGCCACCGCCTTGAGAACGTCAGGATCGGACATGCAGACCCGGCGCTGCGCCCCGATCAAAGCAGCCGCCGCCTTGGCGTCCGCAATGGTGGTATTCGGGCCGTCAATGTAGATCTGCGCCCGAAGATCGTCGGTCAGGCTGATTGCTGCGGCGATCACCGGATCGGCGGTCCCGGTCGTTGCCCGCGCGACGCCGGGCAGGCAGATCAGCTTGGGAACCGACAGGCCCATCGCGGCGGCCTTGCGCAGCGCATGAATGCCTGTCTTGGTCGTTTCGTCACCTGCGGCGTTTGTCGCCTTGGCCGCGGCGTCCTCGCCCTGGTCGACAAAGGTCAAAATGACCTCGCCGCCGTTGTTGTCGAAAACGGTCGCAAGTTCGGCTTTGACCGCATCGGGGAGTTCAGCCGCATCCGAGGGCTTTCGAACCGAGATCGGTGTATTCAGATCGACCCCGGACGGCAGGTCCGACGGGTCGACCGCCTGCAACATGCCGATGGTCGAGGTTTTCACCGACGATACAACGACCGGCTCGTTCGCGTCTTGAAAGACGCGCGCGCCGTGGAAGGTTTCGGTAGTCATGGGGTTTCTCCTTGGGGGATGCCGGTCGCCCGGCTGTTGATCAGGTTTTGATGCAAAGCATCAGGGCGTGGTTCTTGGGGCGGGTTTCGGTGCCACCAAAAAGTTCGGTCTGCGAAACATTGGTGCCGTCGTCTGTTTGTGCTGGCCCCTGCACCGCAGTTCCCGTGTCGGACGCCACCGCCGGGCTGATACCGTGGCGGTGTTCCTTGATCTCGTCGGCCTGCCACGACGCCAAGGTTCGACCTGGATCGACCCCGCGCCCGTTGTCCCAGACCCGCACGAATTGCCCGCGCAAATCGGGCAGCTTGAACGTCGTGGTGCCGTTGCCCGGGCCAAAATGACCATCCAGCGCACCGGTCGGGTCATAAGCCCCCGAAACTTGAGCATACTCCCAGAGGCGCGCGTATGTCGTGCGACTGACAAGCGCCCCGTTTGCCTCAAGCCAACCAGTCGGTGCCGTCTCCCCAAAATAGGACATGGCAAAGCCTGGGGGAATCAGAAGGTCGAGGGCGTCCTTGAGGAACGCCGTTCGCTGGGCAAGTTGCAGGGCCTGAATGTTGGCGAGTCCCTGATCGGCCGCGAGGTCAGGCGGCCCGCCTTGCTGCAATTCGCCGTCCTGGCGTTCGTGGATTTGGTCGACCCAGACAGCGTCATGGGCCAATGGGACTAGGTCAGCCATCGTTCACTCCGTCAAATTTGTATGTTGCGCCCATCGCCGACCCGTCGCCGATGGCGTGTCCGTCACCGATCGTCAGGCCAACGGATGTTGTCAGCCGCACAAGGCGGCATCGGGCCGGGGCGACAGCGTTCAGAATATCCCGCAGGACAGCAGCCTGCGCCAAGTTCAGGGGCGATCTGACCGTGACGCCATAGTCGGCCCAATGGAGGACGTTGCTGATCCGGTGCCCGTCACCGATCCGCGATCCGTCGCCGATCCGGGATCCCGCCCCGCCCTCCTCGATATCAGCGTCGAAATACCCAGCCGATGCGAGGGCACGCCGGATTGAGCCGATGGTTCCTTTTTCGCGATGAATACCGACGCTTGCCGCGATCACCGACCGCTTGGTTTTTGTCGACCATTCGGGATCCCAGAAGTCGACCGACAGGGTCCAGGCGAGATGATCCAGCGCAATTACCGGGCAATTCTGCACGACCCATAGCTGGCTGATCGGCACCGACATTCCAGAAAGTCGCGACCCCACCGCCCGGTCAATCGCCTTCTCTTGATCCGTCGCGTTATCCGGCAAAAGGTCCGTCATTCGTTCCTCACGTCAGATCAAAGTTTCCAGCAAACGGCACCTGCGTCGCCGACGGTTCAACGTCGCCCGCAGGCGATACGAGATCCACGTTCTCCACATCGTCGACAAACAGCGCCGCGATCAGGCCGCTACGCGGCACGACGCGACCAATTCGGCGGCGTGAACGCAGATATCCCGCTACCGACTCTTGCGCTTTCGCGAGAACCTCGGTCGCCGAGGCCGAACCTGACACGGTGATAACCGCCTCAACGTCGAACAGCAGAATTTCAGCGTTGACCACGTCGACCGTATCGCACAGCGGGCGTATCGCCTCGCCGTTCAGCGTTGCGTCGACCGCCGCCACCGGCGCGTCGATCGGGTTTCCGTCCTGATCCTCGGAATAGACGATCACGGACACAAGGCCCGGCGTATCGCTGAAAACGGATACGTCCCGGATCCGCCCATCAACGGATCGGGCGTGGAATTCATAAGCGCCCCGCGGGCCCGCAACGCTCAAGGCCTCGAGCGATGTTTGAACGCGGAGTCGCAGATCCGCGTCGCTTTCCAAAATCGCAGGGATCGGCGGGACCGCCGCAGGATCGGCGGGACGGACGATAAGGCGCGCGACACCAAACAACGACGCGAGGTTGTCCAAATCGCCGCCCTGGGCCGTCGGAAGCATTACGGCGCGCGCCGCGTCGTTGACACGAGCCCGCACCAACAGTTCGCGGTAGGCAAGTGCCTGCAAAACCTTGACGATCGGTTCGCTTTCCAAGGAAAGCGTATCCGAAAGGCTCGGCTCAATCTGGCGAACCGCCTCGACCATTTCCGAAAAGACAGTTTCAAAATCCAGCGCCTCGATCACGTCCAGGGGCGGAAGTTGTGCAAGATTGATTGCGCTGGTCATTACGCCTCCATCGCGATACGCCCTTCGACGGTCTCGCCCTTATATTTTCCGACAATCTGGATCGCGACGACACCGGCGCTCCCGCCCTCGACAGACACGCCCTCGATTTCAAATCGCGGCTCCCATTGCGAAAGAGCGAGGGCGGTTGCCGCGTAAATCTTGACGATTGTTTCCGACGTCGCCGGCCGACCGATCAGGTCAGGAACGGACGAGCCGTATTCCCGACGCATGATGCGGGAACCGATTTTCGTCGTCAGGATATCGCGGATTGATTGCTGGACGTGATCCCATCCGTCGATCGCGCGAAGCGTTGTCTGATCAATTCCCGCCATCGGCCGTAGCCTCTTGCTTCGGTGCCGGTTCCGCTTTCCGTGACCGGCGACCTGCCGCCTGCGCAGTGATCGCTCCCGCCGCGATGAACGGGGCGGCCTGTTCTTTGGTCAGGACGGCGACCTCGTCGGCCTTTTTCCACTGGCCCAGAATCCATGCGCCCTGGACGACCGTGTAGGCCGCCTTTGTGTCGTTCGATTTTGCCATATTGTCCTCGCTTGGTTTAAGGCGTTCCGGTTTGCGACGCGCCGGCGGTCACGCCGCTATGCGTGTGCGTATCGCCGATATTCACGCCGTTGTGGCTGACGCCGTTACCGGTCACGTCGAGTCGTCCGGTGATAGATACATCGCCGACGATGGAGACCCCTTCGGCGGAAAGGACCATTTTCACACCGCCCTTTGCGACGGCGAATTCCCCGGACTTTCCGTGCGGTCGCGGGGCCGCGTCGGAAAACGACGACAGCGCGATTTGCGCATCGGTCAGGTCGCCGCTTTCCGAGGTAACGGTGACAGACTGGCCGACGGTTGGCTCGGCCATGATTTGCACGCCGCCAGACGATAGCGCCTGAACCCGAATCCACGGCGTCGTCAGACCCTCGCCCAGCTGGACGCGGTATAGGCCCGCGCCCGGATCAGACTCGACGACAACGCCCTCGCGGGAACGACCTCGCAGGCGTCGTTCCAACTCGGCGATGCGCCGATCCATTGCCTTGAGAATGCCACCTAGATCGACCGGACCCGCCATCGCTATTCGCCTCCGTCGGGTTCGGTGATGGCGATAGTTTCATCGCCTCGGTTCAGGACGCCAAGGCGATCAGCCGCGACGCGCGACAAACCAAGCCCCTGCGACACGACCTCGTCAATCGGGCCACCGCTGGCGACCATAAACCTGTCGGCGACAGGCCCGAGGGCGGGTTCGTCCTGCCGGATCGCGTCAGACACGCGACGCCAGATCGAGGCCGCCGCGATCGGTTGCCCGGGGATCGGGTCAGGCAAAACGTCCAGCGTCACCCGTATCTGTCGGGCCGCCAGACGAATGCCTTGATCGACCGTTGTCGTTCTGACCCGTTTGATCTTGCTGACCGAATTCGACAGGCCGCGCCATAGATCGGCCCATTCATCGTTTGCCGTCAGCGCCCGGACGATATCCGCGTCGATCAGGTCAAGGGTTGCCTCCATCGTCGCATCCGTCAGCGGGACGTTGATGCCGCTGATGATGGTCCCGCCCGTGTCCGGGTCGACCTCAAACATTGGAGTCGCTAAACCGAACTCGCAGACGAAATCGACCATCCCGTTTTGACGAAGACTCCGCGTTTCGACGCCCTGGGCCTCGCTGTCGTCGGTGTAGATCAGAATGAACGGCCGTTCGCTTTCGGATCGGGCGTCGCCATCGGCACCAAAGGTCAGGGCGGAAAAGTCGCTGTCGAGGACGTTGTCGGCAACAATCGTTTTCCCTTGCATGGCCTTAAGGGCGGTGCGGCGCAGGGCCCATCTTGCAAAACTCATGTCGCACCCAGTTCCAAAACGATACGTTCGGACGGCCCATCGTGGACCGTCAAAATTTCAAAGAATGGCTGACCGACACGGTCAACCAGACGAACCTTGTCGTGCTTGCGGAAATCTGGAATCACCTGCCCGCTGCGCCGCACATGCGCTTGGCCTTTGCCAGCCGACAGACGCGTGCCCCAGCCCCGGCTTGTCCCGCCGGTCACGCTTGAATTGTCGCCGGTTCCAATGCGAACAACAGCGCGCAGCGTAGTCTTTTGACGGGCCGCGTCGGGCGTGTTCCCGGTCAGCGGATAAAAGGCAATTTCCTCCGACAGCAAGTCGTCGACGATCGCCGCAGAGTTTGCCTGTATCGCCTGAAATCGCGCCGCCATATCAGAAAACCCTTTGAACGGAGAAAAGGCCCGGGGCGCTTTCCAGCGCCCCGGGTAAGGTTAGCCTACCGTCACTTGGGCCGAGATCATCGACCACGCGACGTCGCGCTCTGCCGCCGAAACCGGCTCGGAACCATCGGGCATCGCCGCGTTGACGGCCTTCACATCAGGCAAGCCGCCTTGCGTGAAGTCCTCGTCAGGGTCGAGGTTCGAAATCACCTCGACGATCACGCCGAGGCGGTCGTCGTCGGATTCCTGCGTTCCGCCGTCGCCCTCGTCGGATTCCTGCGTTCCGCCGTCGCCGGCGAAAACCGCCAGTTTCAGGTCGTAAAGGTGCGAACCATAGGCCTCCGGCAGATCGACATGCTGGCCCGCCACGACCGTTTGTCCCTCGGGGATTTCGGCCACGTCCTTCGGAATGATCGTGGCCGCCCGGATCAGATACCCGGCCATCAGGTCAGCGTCAGCCGGCGCAGGACTTCGGGGCGCGTGCAGATCGAAATTGCGTTCATCTGCATTTCGAGGTTCACGCCCTTGTCGTTCGGCATCGGAAACTGCTTTGCATACATCGGCAGGCCAACGGTGTTCACCGTTTCGATGTAGTCAGCCGGGGCAAAGCGGGTCAGGAATAGTTCAGGCACACCGACCGGAACCAGCTGAGCCTCGTCGTGGGCGATGTAGGCCGCGCCCGCATCTTCCGAGGCCTTTTTCCCGGTGCGGTAACGCTCCCAGGTCACGCCGCCAAATTCGAACGTATCCGGCACGGCCATGCGCAACGCGACCGCACCCGCGTGCGACAGCAGCGTTTCCTTCACCGACTTGTGACGCCACAGGGCCGTGTGGAAATCGCGGCCGGTGAAAGCGTGCAGGCCCTCGTAAACGTCATCAAGGCTGTCCTCGACGCCGAAACGCACACCGTCGACGACCTTGCCCACGTCGGTCGAATCAACGTCCAGTTCAAGCGAAATTGCTGCGGGCGTTGCGATGTTGAAACGGGTGTAGAGGTTCTCAAGCACCCGCCCCGATTTGGCCGTCACGACACCTTTGATCGCGCCAACGCGCTGGTGTTCGAGCGTCATTTGCAAATCTTGGCCGTGGCGGGCCAGCTTGCGATCGACCCGGCCCTGAACCGTTTCCAGTTCGTCCTCGGTCCCAAACGCACGCACGCCCTGGACTTCGTCGGCCTTGACCGCGTCGTCACGCTCGTAGTGCGGGATGCGGAACGGAATCGCATCGCGATTTTCGTCCGCGGTGGTCTCGCCCGGGCCGCCACGTTCGGACGGCTCGACCAGCCCCAGCTTGCCGTCGCGCTGCTCGATATAGACGGTGGTCGTGGTGACGCCGTCCTCCTCGAAAATGCCGGTCGCACTGATTTGGCCGGGGCGGTATTTCTGGCGGTTGATTGCCGCCGTCATGCCCACGACGCCGAAGGCGTCGTCGTTGAAAATGTCGAGTCTCATGTGAAGGCCCTCCTTTAGCGAACGATCAGGCCGACGGCGGCAAGCTCGTCGATCTGGGTTTGTGTTTTGGCGGCGTCGTCGACACCGTCGTCGTAGATCAGTTCGGGGCCCTTGAGTTGGGCGGCGCGGGTCAGCGCAACGGCCAGCGCATCGTCAGACGACGCATCGACTGAGTAGCCCAAGACCGCGACCGCAACCTGGCTGCCGTCAGTCGCGGCGGGATCGGCGGGAACATATTTCCCGGACTCCGTGATTTTGCCGAGAACCTGACCCGGACGCAGAATGCCCGCACCCGACGCGATCGTAACCTCGTCGCGGCTGCGGCCATGCTCGGCCTCGGAAAGTGCGAAGCCGAGCGAACGCGGCCCCTCTGTTTTGGTTTCGTAGGCCATCTCTTACCCTTTCGTCATTTGTTGACGGCGCGATGCGTAGATCCCCGCCGTGTCGATGGTTGCTTTCGCTTTCCGTTGGGGGGCCTGACCGCTGCCCGCACCGTCGGCCGTCGCGCGATCACCGATCGGCGGCAGAGGCGTTTTGTCGTCCGTCGACGCCTTCGGCGCTGCGGCCAAAATCGCCTTGATTTCGTCGACGCTGGACTCTGTCTCGGTCAGCATGTGTTCGGCCAAGGCCTCGCGGCCCTTTGCCTCGTCCAACGCCAAAACAGCGGTGCGGCGCGCACGATCAGCTTCGACCGCCTCCTTCTTGGCGGCCTCGATCTTTTCGGCTTCCGTCTCTGCGGAGGCCCCGGTTTTGTTGGTCACGATAAATTCCTTTTCCGTGGGTTGGGATTTTGGCGGAGCCGAATTGGCCGTCGCCTTTTGCATCGCGGCGGGATGCCGCCATCCGTTCGCCTGCGCCATCGCCACAAGGGGCTGGGGCGCGCGGGCATACGATTGGTAGGGGAACGCCGCGACGGCGGTCGCCTGTTCGTCGGTGGTTGCGTCGGCAAAACCCGCGGCAACGGCTGCGGCGTCGTCCATCCAGGTCTCGGCCTTCATCATGTCGCGACACGCGGCCTCGGATTGACCCGACCGCTTGGCGTAAACCCGCGCGTAGCCGGTCGCGATGCTGTCCAGCGCGCGCCGGCTTTTGTCGTGATCGTCGGCGGTGCCGAAGGTGAAACCCGACGGGTCATGGATCATCAGCTGCGATCCGGTCGCCATCGTGATCGTTTCGCCTGCCATTGCGATGATCGAGGCGGCGCTGGCGGCGATCCCCTCGATCACAACGTCGGTGCGACCCGACCGTTCGGCGAGTGCGGAACGGATCGCGACGCCATCCGTCGCAATTCCGCCGCCGCTGTTGATCCGCACGGTAAGCGGGGCGTCGTCGTCAATCTGACCCAACGCCTCAAGAACCATCGCCTGGGTGATCCCGTCGATGATCACATCGCCCGCGTATTCCCAATGGTCGCCGACGTATCCGGTCAGCGTCAGGTTTCCGTCTTTCAAAATCACGGCCATCGGCGGTGCCCTCCTGTTGCAACAGCGAACCGACGGGGCGGTCGCTTGCCCTTCTCGATTGCGCATTCACGTTCGGCCTCTTGGATCAGCCGGTTTAGTTCGGCCAGGTCGCCCCGGCCGAATTTGACTCCGTCCTCGCCGAAGCGCGTTTCGGAGACCTGTTTGCCCATCGCGATATCGTCGCGGGCCTTTTTCAGCTGGGCGAGTCGTTCGCACGCCGTTTGTTCAGCCATCGTCGTCCTCCGTGCTGTCGGAATCGTCGTCGTCGTTTTCCGACCCGGAGGGCGAATTGCCGCCACCCACGCCGATCAGCGTCGGTTCAGGCACGCCGTATTCAAGGCGCAGGGTTTGCGCCTCCTCCATGTCGGCCAGCACGTCCTCGTAATCGAACCCGAGGTCGTTGCAGATCATCTGCTCGGACATGACGCCCATCGCGCGCCAAACCGAGTGGGCTTTTGCCTTCTTGGTCTCGTCTGCGATGGGGCGCGCCGCCCCCCGCCAATCGGCGCGGCAGGCCGCCTGACGATTTGTCAGAAACCCGACAATCCCACCCGGGAACGGGATATCGCCACGCTCGATTTCTTCCTCCAACCACGCCTCGTAAAAGGGTTGGCTGAACGGAGCGACCAAGTGCGCGCGCCGCGCTTTCGTGACCTCGAACACTTCCGAATTTCCGTTGTTCAGGCTGGCATACGATGCGTTCGAATGATCGCCCGACGCGCTTTCGTAGGTCATTCCCAGACAACGGGCGATTTCACGAAGAAGCATTTTCGAGAAGTCGGGATAGTTCCCATTCGGGTGTTCAGCTGCTTTAAAATCCAGCTTTTGCCCCGGCATAATATGCGAAACGCGACCGTTCAGCCGGGTATCAAAGATTCCATCGCCATAGAAATCAGCGACGGCCTCAAGATAAACCTCCATCGGGGTAATGCCGTCTGACACCATCCGGGCGCGCTCTTGCGAGGTCATTAGGCCTTCAAGCGCATCCTCGGTCGCACCATCTGATGTAATGGTCGCGGCAAAAAGGGTCTGGATGATCGCCGCCGAAAGCGTTGCGTCGGACAGTTCGTCGAACTGACGGACGACCTGCAGGACGGGTGCCAGCGGGGTAATTCCCCGGCAGGTTTCCGGGGGGCCGCTAAACACATGAACCATTCGCGCACGACCATAAGCCGCCATTGCCGGGATGGTCCGAAAAGCGTTCGGGTTCCATTCCTCGCGGTTCGGCCGGATTTCATAGGACAGCGCGAGGCCGTCGGCATCCATCCGAACGCCGTTAATCAGCCCTTCGTGCAGCGCCGACCGGCGCGACAGCCGGGTCGGACAGATCAGGCGGAACTTCGTTCCCGTCGGCGATTGATCCCGCACCCGCCAAGCAACCTCGCCGAGCATTTCCCCGGTCGCCAGCCAATGGCGGAACGCCGTCGCCTGCATTTCGCCGAATGTGCGCCGCCCCTCGATATCGCAGACGCGCTTGTTTCGGGACCACAACTCGAACCGGCTTTCGACGAGCCGCACCCATTCACGGGCCTCGGCCTTGCTCATTCCGAGAACGACGGTTTCGGGCTGGGGTTTGACGCGGAGACCAGTGCCGACCGTGTTTGCGGTCGCCTGATCAATCGCGCCCGCAAGCCAGCCGCTGTTGTGGATCGAGTCGACCGCCCGGGCAGTCGCCAATTTCCACGACGCGCCGATTTCGTCTTGCGATCGACGCGCGGCTGGATTCCAACGCTGGAAAACCGGGCCGCGGTTGCCCCGCATAAACGAGGCCAACGCGGGGCCGCGCCGCCCGGCTTGGGTCGAAACATCGGCCCCAGCCGTCGCGCGTCCCGCGCGTCCAAATACGCGGCCCATCAGGTTCATATCTTTACCTCTTGTTAATGCGCCCCCCTAGTCCGCGGATACGGGATCGGCGGGAAACCGGTTTGCCCGGATCCGGCTTTTCGGTTGCGGGCGGCGCTTTCGCTTTTGCGGTTTCACGAACGGGAGGGGCCGCCTTTTCAGGTGCCGCCCGGACCTCACTTGCGTCAGGGATGCGATCGACGTTCAGGCCATAGGCCGCCGCCGCCGCCATCGCCTCGCAGTCGAGGAAGTGGTTGTCCCGCTGGCGCTGAATCCAGACCGGTTTCCCGTTCACGATCATGCGCTCCTCGGAAACCAACTGCCGACAATAGTCCTCGGTCACGTCCTCGGGCAGATAGAACGCCCCAGGCGATCCCGGCGGCAAGGCCAGACGATGGAACACAAGCCCTTTGAAGAAGTCAGACGACAGGTGGATCAGTTCGAGCGAACGCTTTGCCCGACTCCCGTCCTTTGCAACTTCGATCTTTGCGACGCGATACGGCTGCGATTGCGTGTCGTGGCCTTTCGTCGCAAAGCAAAGCCAAGCCATCCGGCGCACATAGGAGTAAACCTTGTGTTCCTCGCCGCGATCCTTCTTGTTCGGGCGGAAGCCCGAGTCGATAAACGAACGCTCGATTTGCCATCCGTCGATTGTCGTCATCAGCAACTCGGTCAGATCATTCCAGACCTTGTCCTCGGAGGTCACGCCATACAGCTGGCCGTAATCAACGAGCCAAGACGTGCCCCGCGCCCCAAAGGCGCGCACGACGAAATAGAGGCACGACCCCTGAACGTCGACGCCCGCGACCAGACGCAACGCACCGGCCGGGATTTCGCCCTTCCGATACGGCAGGACTTGGCGACGTTGGACCTCTTGCCACTCGGGCACATCACCCGAACCAGCCATCGCGTAGCACTCGCCGAACGATGCGTTCATCGCCGTTTGGATTCGGTCGTGGTCGCCTGACGCCTTGGCAGTCAGATAGGTTTCCGCGCGCTGCCCGAAACTGACGAACGGCGAACAAAGACCCGACGTCCAAAACGAAAGCGTCGACGTTTCCGCCGGTGCGCCGGTGACGACCGGAACGTCGTTTTCCAGGACGACGCTTTCCCCCGGCGCAACCATAGCGCCACGCTCGTTCATCCACACCTTATCGGACTCAGTGTGGACGCCACCGCACGTCGGACATTCGACCCAGGCGTCGGCCTTGGCCTGCGCCGGTGTTGCGTTCTTGGGCCATTTCAGACGTTCGCGGCGAGGCACAAAATACTCGTGGCAATGCCGACAGGGCCAGCACCAATGGTGGCGCGTGCCTTCTTGCCAAAGACGCCAGATCGGGCTTTCCACGTCCTCGGGCGCGGCGACCGCCCAAAATTCAAGGCCCGTGGCCGCGTCTTTTTCAGTCACCACCAGCCCCCGGCTGCACGTCGACGTCACGCCCGTGACAAAATCGGCGTAGGTTTCGCCGCGGGCCTCGACAAGCCCCAGGACGTCGCCCTGTCCTCGCACGTTGCCCATCATCTCGTCGTATTCGTCGACCAAGGCCAACGCCGCCGGGTCCGATTTCAGCGCCGAGGATGATCCGCCATGTGCAAGGCGGATCGGCACGCCTGCAACCTGCTTCAAGGTCTTTTTCATCTTGCGGCCGCGCACGACCTTGGCCTTCAAAGTATCGGCCTCGTCGAGCAGCGCCATCAGGCGCGGCTCAAACTGGTCACGATTGAAGTCAGCGGTCGGGCCGACATAGAGGATCGGTGCCGGCTTTTGATCCAGCCGCGCGCCGATTACGTCCAGCATTGCCTCCGATTTCCCGGATTGTGCCGATGTTGCCAGCACCGCGCGCTTGTAGGACCGCCCGCGATAGTTGCCGCTGTTATGCAGCGCATCAGAAAATGGAACCGTCGCCGGTGTCAGCCACGGATCACGCGGGCCGGGTATGCCAGCGGTCTGTGGGTAAATGCGGTTTTTTGATGCCCACTTTGCTGGGCTTTCCCGTTCAGCCTTGGTCCAGATCGACGCCGCTAGATCGTAAAGCGTCGGCACGCTGCGATGCACGCTCTTTGATGCGTCTGACGAGGTCATCTGTTGCTTTCTCGATTTCCTTGCGCTGATCAAGGTCGCGCGTGATCCGGGCGGGTAGCCCCGTCAGTTCGGCCAGCACCAAACCTGCAAGGTCAGCAACAACCGCAGATGCGTCCTCAATCGGGATCAGCCGCCGTTCGCGCTCGGCGATACGGAGTTCGATCTCACGAGTCCGAGCATCGCTTGACCTGGTCGCTGCGGCCTTCTGGTTCGATTTTTCGGCAAGGCCCTCGTAGTAAGCCACGACACCCTGAACAAAATCCGAAATCACGTATCGGCCGCGATCCGTTTTTTGCAAATATCCCTCGGTCACGCGCAGCTGCACCCAACGGGTGCTTTTCCCTACCATCGTTGCCGCTTCCTTAAGCGTCACGCTTGGCGGCCCAGCCGGTCTGCCCATAGCAACCTCTTGAAGTGAAACGGATTTGGAAAAACGAAAAAAACGCGCGAATTTCGGGCTGCGGCGCACCGCGATAGGTTGGCCCCGGGGAACGGTCCCTAACGGGGGGGCGGGTCGCGGCGGCTGTGCGGGTCGTCAGTCGACGACACCGTCGGTGATGGCGCGAACCTCGTGGGCGATGCGGTCGGGTAGGTCGAGGGACTTGTCCTCGAACGCCTTTGCGCTTTCGTCCTTGATGATCTCGCGCGGGATGGCGGGTCCGAACATCATCTTGATCGGATAGGAGGCGCTGGTCGTTCGATGGAACACATGGCCGCCGCCGACGAATTGTCCTGAACGATGGTTGCCGGCAAAGATGAACGTGCCTTGGAACCGTCGCTGGTTCCCCCACGGCTTTGCCTTGACGCCATAGGAGAACTGGCGCGCGGAGAATTCCCGGAGGCTGATGTGCCGACCTGTCGAACGGATCGTGTAGGTCAGATTCGAATTATTGGCGCGGATTGTTCGGATGCCACCGAACCGCCTGACCTTTGTCTGGGTCAACCCGACCTGTTTTGCGACGGCTCGGATTGTGTGGGTCCGGGCCGTATCTCCGACGCGGTTCAGGCCGCGGCGGAATGCGGCTTGGGCTTTTTTCGATCCGAGGGTTTCGGCGACGTCCTGGAACCGAATGAGGTTTCCGTCGCGAAAGGAAATCGAGACGTCGGACACTTGGGGGTTCCTGTCGAGTCGATCAGGCCGATGCGCTGTCGTCAGGTAAGGGGTTTGTCTTAGGCCCACTTGAGGTGGGCCACGACAACCCTGCACCGTCTGGACAGGATGCCTTGTCATTGATGGGGGGGGAGATGCGCGCACGAGGCGCTGCTACGCCAGAAAAAAGGGGTTTTTTCGCAAAATCAGCAAATCACATTTTGTTACAGGATTTGGGCAAATGCGGCCTTTGGGCCTTTTTTCTTTGGCTTTTGTCGATCTGAAAAAAATGCAGATGCGGAAACTTACGCAAACGGGATAACGGATAGTCCATCGGAGCGATTTGCCCCGGACAATTCACCGGACAAGCCCGGACATTTTGCGCCCCGTCCTGTCCGTTTTCTCGCTAACGCATTGATATCTTGCCGTTTAACAAAACGGACGCAATTTCCTGATTTCGGACAGGCCGCGATTTTGGGGCATTTTGGCGGGGGCCCGGGCTGATCCCCCGGACATTTTGTCCGAATCGTCCGTCGGGCTGTCCGTCCGTCCGCCTTTGGGGCTTTGGGAGGCCGGGGCATCGCCTAACGCGTCGCAGTCGCAAGGCGTCGGGCGCTCACCCTTTGGCCCCCGATTGAACCAATACGCCGGGCGCGGGCGGCGTTCGGGATAGACCCAAAGCACCCAGCCCTTGCCCTTGCAGTCCTTGCATTTCGCGATCACTGGTCGCCCCAGGTGGTGAATATCCCGGTCGGCACGTTCGTCCCGCTTTCGGCGAAACTTGCGACGGGAAGGTCGCGCCATTGCCCGGCGACGCCCTCGAGGTGGCCGTCATACCAAGCCGACGCGGGGAGAATGCAGCGGATTACGCCCCGGCCCCGATCGCGCTGACGCAGGAACCGCCGCGCGTGATCCAAATGCTTGCGCCAATGACGGCCGACAAACGGCGGATTCATCAGAACCGCGTCGAACGTCGGATCGGGCGGGACGTCCAAGAAATTGCCCGTCGTCACCGCGTAGCCCTTGGAACGCGACAGCGCGGCCCGGCCCGGATCAACCTCGATGCCGCGAATGATCGCGTGGCGATACGCCTTGCGCGCCGAGTCCAATATCCGGCCGCACCCACAGGACGGCTCCAAAATCCGCATGTCGTCGTGCGGATACAGGTCGCCAACCAAACGGTCGGCAACCGCCACCGGAGTCGGGTAATAGGCAAGATCCTTTGCAACGTCCCTGCCCGCGCGGCGCGGCTGATCGCCGTCCTCGGCGTCGGGCAACACCTCGCCGTAGAATTCGGCCAAGGCCATGTTGATATCCCGGCAGGTCGTTGGATCAAACAGAACGTGCATGTTTCCGTTGTTGAACGCGCGCAGGGTGATCCCGTCGCGGGCGGCGTCGCCCGCCTTGCGGGCCTCCTTCTTCCATTCGGACAATTCCGCGTGTTCCAGATGATCCTCGCCCCGATAGACCCGGAGGGCGTTCAGCATGTCCCGCAGGCGATCCGCGCCCAAAGACCCGTAGCTATGGCGCGCCGCCGCGCCGTTGATGATCACCCGCTTTGGCAGGCCCTTGACCCCGATACGCACCTTGCTGTGGCTCTTATAGGCCGGGTCAAGGTCGACAAACGCCTCGGCCAATCCGCGCAGGATCGAGCCACGCTGATCGACGATATAGGCCCCGAACGTCGCGCGGATATTGTCGATGGTGAATTCGGGCGGGTCGTCCATTTCGCGCTCGAACCTCGACCTGTCGCTTGCCGGCGCAATCTTGTCGATATTCAGGCCGCGATAGACGTGACGCCAGGCGCTGGACCGCAGGACGCGCTTGGCGTCGAAAACGGCGGGCTTGCCGCCGCGCCCCCAGATATCCCCGCCATAGGCCCCGCCGATTGAAACGCCAATTTCGCAAGCCATTGCCGCATCGGACAGGGCTTTTTTCAAATTGGGCAAATTCGCCTTTTTCCCATCGTATTCGTCGACAAGGTCAGAAAGCGAAATTCTGAACGCTGGTGCTTGCATATTCATCGTTATTTTTCTCCTTTTGCTTTAACCAATTCATCCGACCAATCGTCTGCCGTGCCTGACGCCAGATGCGCGCAATTCGCTGCGACCAGTGCCTGCGCCAGATCGGGGCAGACGGAATTGCCGCAGCAGCTGACCTGCGTGGATTTCGTGAACGGGTGCCAAGTCCAGTCGCCGCCATCGTCGTTCCAGACGCCTTCGATCACGTAGTCAGGCGGAAAGCCCTGCGCGTTGAACAATTCGCGCGGGGTCAGCATCCGCATTCCAATGTCGACGATCACGCATGTGGTGCCCTGGACCTTGACCGTGACGAACTCGCGGTGGTCCCATGCGTCGTGGGCCCGCAGGAAGGCCGCGACCTCGCGCGCCCGATCGGCCTGTTCTGTGGTAAAGGGTGGCAATCCCGCGCTCGCCTCGACGTGGCCCATGCGGTCGCGCACGGTGACGGTGTGCATCGGTTCGTCTGAACGCGCGCCGTCACCGGTGCCGTAGTATTTCGCGATCCACGGCAGGACGGCGTTCTGATGCGACCCTGACGCGATGATGGTCGACAGCGGCGCGTCTGCCGCCCGGCCGGGATTGATGCCGCCGTCGCGGGCGCTGTTGTGCTGGGCGAGAAAGGGCGTGGCAACGGCGTGTTTGATGCCGCCCGCAACAACGGTTCCCAGCGGTGCGCCAACGTCCAGACAGCGTGGGGCCTGACCCTGTGCCTCGCCATAGCCGCTTTGCACCAACACCGGGGCCAGCATCATGTTCTGATCTTTGCTGGAGGCGCAGATCGTGTGGTGCGGGTCGCGCATGTCGCGGTTGCCGCCGCCTTGCTGGGCATAGGTCAACACAGGTGCTACCAGCGCGTGATGCTGGCCGCCTGCGGTGACGGTTTTCACGGGGCGGTCAACCTGGCCGTCACCGCCTGCCGTGTTCGATGTGTAGAGGTGCGTCATCATCGGGGCGATCAGGCCCAGCGGGGCCGCGCCGCCGGGGCGCTTGATGAAGCTGTTCGCGGTCACGGTCGCCAGCGGGTCGGACAGCGGTTGCCCGGTCGCGCCGCCGTTGAACCGGGTGATGTGTGGGTTCACGATGGCTTTCTCGCCGCGGTTGGCCCCGGTGATGGTGTTGAACGGGCGGGCGGTATCCTCGAGCCGCGCGCCGTGCGTCAGGTTGACGATGAACGGATCCGCGCTGTCGAGGACATAGCGTTTCAGGCCACGGGCGATGCGGGCCATCGTGTTGTTGGCAAGCGGGCGCACGGCGGTCAGGTTGTGCTTTGCCTTGATCGTTGCCTTGTCGTCGAAAATCGACGGACACGGCAGGGACCAGTCGATGCAGTCCGCCGCGGTGCGCCAAGGCAGGCGGTGGCCGCGTTTCACCGACAGGCTATCAGGATCGCCGTGTGAGGCCTTGGGCCAGACGATCGGGCGACCGTCGCGCCGCGCGACCATGAAAAACCGCTTGCGGATCGTCGGTGCGCCAAAGTCGCAGGCGCGCAGTTCTTTCCATGCGACGCGATACCCGGCCTTGCGCAGACGCTTGATCCACAACTCGAACGTGACCCCCTCGAATTCGCGGACCGGGCGGCCATCCTCGTCGACCGGGCCCCAGGTTTTAAATTCCTCGACGTTCTCCATCAGAATAACGTCGGGGCGCACCTTCTCGGCCCAGTCGACCACGACCCACGCCAGATCGCGGATGTTGCGGTCGCGGGGTGCGCCGCCCTTGGCCTTGGAGAAATGTTTGCAATCGGGCGAGGCCCACAGCAGGCCGACCGGGCGACCCGCCGCGACCTCGACCGGATCCACGTTCCAGATATCGTTGGACAGGTGCAGCGTTTCGGGGTGGTTTGCCGCGTGCAGGGCAAGCGCCGCTGCGTTGTGGTTGATCGCTACGTCAGGGCTGCGGCCAAGGGCGCGTTCGATCCCGGTGGACGCACCACCGCCGCCGGCAAAGCTGTCGATGATCAGGGGTTGGGTCACGTTTTTCTCCTTTGCTACAAATCTCAACTTGAGGAATTTTCGATCATTCCGCGGGCCCGCCTTTGAACAGCGCCTCGGCGCGGTCGATTGCGGTCAGGCGCGGTGGCCCGGCCTTTTCGGCCCGACCCCGGATCAGCCGGGCAACGCGGGTTTTCAGGCGCGCCTTTTCCGTCCAAAGCGTTTGGATCAGCCGCGCCTGTCGATCGTTGCGGGCCTGCAATTCGGCAATTTCGCGCCGCATTTCATTATTGGCGCGCATCAGGCGCAGCGTTTCGTTTTTCGCCCATCCCATTATGAATCCCCCATGACATTTTCGCCCGGCACACCGTTTGGCCTTTCGGACTCTTTTTTCCTTTGGTTTCGCCGCGCCCTTTCGGCGATCTGGTCCCTGACGTGTCGATCGCCGCCGTAATGGCTGATCACGGTCAGCGTTTCCGCGGCGGTTTCGATTACGGCGATTTCCTCGACGCTCAATCGGATCAGCCCCTCGCCGTCCTTGCCGGATTTCATTTTCATCCGGCGCGCGATCGAGGCCAAAACGCAGGACATATCGTCCAGCGTCATTTTCACCCTTGCCATAGCGGCACCCCCTTTTCGGATAGTCGGACGGATATGATCGCAAGGCCTCGATCACGCAGGGCGTGGCCGCGTGACCGCGAAAGGCCGAGTTTTTCGAGCATTTTTGCAAACGAGCGATCGGCGGCCTCGGCCAAGCAGGCGGCCGACACGGCCCGCGCCATATCAGGATCCCGCATCCCGCCTTTCGTCAGGTATTCCGACGGCCAGCAAAGCGCCTCGTAATATCGACTGACGTCCTCGGGCGTGACCGGGATCGGCGCGGCCGCCTCCAATTCGTCGACAGGAACAACGGAGTCCCAGCCCTCGGCTAGTCGGTCCTCAATATCCATCTGTATCGCCGGCATGCCGCTGGATATCCCGCGGGGGCCGTCCTTTGACGGAACCCGCGCCTGCCAGCGCATCGCCTCAACGATTGCCTCGCGCACAAGGTCAGGCGTCCAGGTTTCGACCGGTCTGCTCATGGTGTTGTCACTTTCTTGATTGCCTCTTTTGCGGGCGTCCCGGTCGCGACGAGGGCCGCCGCACGGTCGGATTGACGAACCGTCATTCCCGCCATCGGCGTGCCGTCAAATCGCTTGCACGCCCGGTCGAACCGCAGCCCATAGGCGGCCGACATGTGCTTTACGGCGCGGATCGAACGGGAAAGGTGCCGGGCGGTCTGCTGGCGCGTCAGCCCGGCCTTGGCACACGCGCGGTAATCTTCGACCGTCAGACAGTTCGGCATATACGCGCGTCGCCCGCATTGATCGCGCGCGACCTTGATGCCGGCGCGGCGCAAAAGGCTGAAGGTCACATTATAGGACTGCCCGAACCGCCGAGCGATTTCGCGCACGGTGTGGGTTTCGGCGTTGTCGCGGGCAAAGGCGACGATTTCGGCGTTTCGGGCGCGCACGTTCATTCTGACGCCCCCGCGGCGCTGAATTTGTCGACCTCGTTCCCCCATGACTCCCAACCCCGACGGGTCGTTCGGGCGAATAGTTCCAGCTTGCGTTGGCAAGGCCACGCCGCCTCGATCCGGCGCACAATTTCGTCGGGCTTCCGGCTGTGTTCGCGCTGCTGACCGCTGATCACCGAGTCTGGAAACGGGCAAGGCTTTGGCAACGGGAGCCGGCCGCGCTTGCAGATCAACAGCAGCTCGTGGCGATTGCGCGCCCAATATCCGGTGCCGATCCGGTCTTTGATCCAGACGACTTGGCTCACGTATTTGAAGCCCCAGGCAGGCGGCACTGCCATCGACCGGGCCAACATCGGGGCGGTTGTCCACATCAACAGAAGTGCGTCCTTGGCCGCCCAATCCCTGACAGGCAAAGCGCATATTTCGGCGTCGCTCATACAGGCGTAGTGCCGACGCGGGTTCCGTCCGGGCTTGGCCGCGCTGTTGCTGGCAAATTTCCAAGGCGGGTCAGCATAGATCAGATCAAACGGGCCCATCACCAATAACCCGCCCGCACGTCGATCTCTTTTTCACCGGAGAAACCGGGCAGTCTGCGCGTGGACGCTGCAATGTCGTCGTTTCGGACCGCGTTTGACTTGGTGTTCACATAGGCCAAGCCCACGCCCAGGCGGGCCGCGATATCCTTTGCGATTTCGCCGGCGCACCGCAGTTTCAGTATTTCCAGAACGCGCTCGTCGTCGTTGCGACTTGGGGTGGGGCTTGCCATCAGTGGAATTCCTCAACATCGAATGGAAGGTCGTTTGAAACGGGGGGCTGATCGCCGGGGCCGTCGGCGTGATCGTTGTCGATCGCGGCGCGCCGACCGTTTGGCCGCGCGAACCCCATCACGGGCTTTCCGGTCAACCAGACCAGATCCTCGGACATGCCGATGATGCCTTTCCCGTGCAGGTGATCGCGGGCCCGCGTCGCCGCCTTGCGGTTTGCGTCCAGATGCCGCGCGCGCGCATCTTCCTCGCTTGTCCCTTTCGGGCGGTCAGCGATTGCGGAGGGATCGTTCATCACCGCTTTGAGGTGGGCCGATACGTCCTTTTTATCGACGACCCGGACGCTGTCGGGCAGGCCAAGCATTGACGGCGCGGGGCGACCCCGGTCGTTTATGACCTCGTGGATGGCCCGCAGAACCTGCATATTTGTGCCCGAGACCCGCACCGCGCCGTCGCCCTGCGTCGCCGCCTCCTCGGCCCCGATCGGCGGGGAAACGACGCAAGACGTGATTTCGTCGCCGTCCTCGTCGTGGCCCAGCACGACCTGCGGCAAAACGAACTTGCAGGACACACCGTCCTCGCCCTCTTTCATCTTGGAAATCGACCACTCGCGCACCTGACGGCCGTTCGAGTCGAACATATCCTCGACCTTGCGAACGTGGATCGTCGAGTCGACAGCGGCGAAAAGCGATGTATGCCCGCGGGCCTTGGTCCCGCCGGCATTCATGTGGTGGACCAACATGACGTGGGCACCCGTTTTGCGCCGGATATATTCGCAACGCTCGATGATCGCGCCCATGTCGCGGCCGTCGTTTTCGTTCGCGCCTGGCGTTGCCCGGTTGAACGTATCAATGACGATCAGGCGCAGCGGTTCATCGCGATACGCGGCCCATTCCAAGGCCTCGGACGCAAGGTTTTCCGCGTCGGCGTCGCTGTTGAAAAGGTCTATCTGCGATTGCAACAGGATTAGCGGCAGGTCTTGATCGTCGCATCCATTATGCAGCGCGTAGGCCGGGAGGCGACGCCGACGAAGGCCGGCGGCGCTTTCCCCCGCCTGATAGACGACCGCGCCGCGCGAAACGCGCCGGTCGTTGAATTTGACGCCACGCGCGACAGCCATCGCGATATCGACCGCAACAAAGGACTTTCCCGATTGGCTTTCGCCGACAAGCAGGCTGATCTCGTTCTGCGTCAAAATTCCTTTGATCAGCGGCTCGACCTTTGGGCCCGGGTCAGAAAGGTTTTTGAACTGAACCGCGCCAAACTTGGAAAAGGGCGGCAGAGGTTTCCAAGGGCGCGCGATTTCCCGGCGCAGCCTGAACAGCTTTTCAGCCGTGCCACCGGCCGGAATCCAATCGTCGACGCTGCCCGAAACCGGAACGCCGGGCAGTTCGAGTATTTCAACGCTTTCGGCGATCCCCTTGAGCATACCGCCGACCGATTGCGCGTGATCCTGACCCGGGAAAACCGGGCGACCGTCTGAATGGAACCGGAGCGAACCGTCAGGTTTTCGGGCCTGGGCATCGTTGTCGGGAATGATCGTGACGTTCGCGCCCTTAAACCACTTTGCGTGTTCGGCCATAAATTTGCCCGCCCCGCCGTGGTTTGTCGTCGCCGGGACGCCGATTTCCCGAAGCATGTCGGCCTTCTTTTCGCCCTCGACGACAAAAACGCGCTGACCGGCCTTGATCGCCTCCAAAAGTTCCGGGAGGCGATAGGGCAACGGCTTGGCCGCGGCATTCTTGTAAACAAACTGTTCGGGCTTTTGTGGGTGCGGCCGCCGCTGCAGAAACGTCTTTCCGCGCCCCTTTGCGCTGTTCTGATCGTCCCATTCATAGCGCACGACCTGATACGCCAAGACTCCCTTTTCGTTCGCATATTCGTGGATGGCGGTCAGTCGGGCCCCGTCGGGAATATGCGGCGGGATCCAGTTTCCGTCGGTGTCCCGATGAACAGGCCGCTGATCGTCGCCTTGATGGAACCCGCCTCCCTGGGCCACGTCCTCGTAGGCGTCGACCGGCGGCAGGGGCGGCCCCTCGTCGCGATCAAATCGGTCGCGAAGATTGGTCGCGTCTTTGACCGGGTCACGGCGTTCGCTTTGCCTTTGCACCGGCGGCTCGCCCGATCCTATGTCGAACCCGTTTTCGCGCATCCAGCGGGCGGCATGGCCGCCTGAAACGCTTTGTCCGGTTTCGCGCTCGATAAACCAAAGAACGCCGCCGCCTTCGTTTTGCGCGTGGTCGAAAAACTGCCCGGTCTCCAAATCAACCGATAGGCTCCCGCCCGGCCAGAAGCGCAGCTCTTTAGGCTTTGACAGCGCCTTATTCGGTTCCCCCATCAGCAGGCGCGCGACGGCCTCGGCGTGGCGCGCAATGCTGTCAACTTTGGTCGTCGACATACCCCCTACCCCCGGCCCAGCGGCAGCGGCGTGGCGATATCTTTCCCGGGCTCAAGGATGGCGCTGGCAAATAGCGCAATCGCGATCGCGTCGGCCTCGTTGTCGTCCGTCGGGCGATAACCAAGGATCGACAGCATACGAGCCACCGCGATTTTGGCCTCGCCCTTTGGCGGGCGGCCTTTTAAAAGGTGCTTCCGCACAGACTGAACGGGGGCCTCGAAAATACGCGGGATGCCGCAAATGCGCGACCGCGCCTCGGTGACAGCGCAAAGCCCAAGAAGAAGCCGGATCGTGTCGAAGTTTGTCGTCGCCCTGCCCGTTTTCGGGTTTTTCATGTGGCGCGGGTCCATCGGCTGCTCGTAAACGACCGCCGTGATTTCATTTTCTCGAAAGATATCGTCCAGCCATTCGGAATACCGGGCAAAGGCCATCGCCTGATCCTCTTTCGGACCGGCAAAACGAACGGAACCCGACCGCATGGAAACGCCCGGCGTGCAAATCGCCCAGCCGGTTGTCGTTGCAAGGTCAAGGGCAAGGATTTTCGTAGGCATGCAGACTCCGTGCGGGGCCTTCGCCCCGTCAAAATTGGCTGACGGTTCAGATCGGTGTTTTGCGCCTGGGGCGCGTCCCGCCCGAACAGATCGGGCGGGAAAAGGGATTAGGGTCGGTGGCCTTTGAAAAGGCGCGGGCGACTGATGCGGGTGACGTTTCCGTCGTCGTCGAACGCAACCGCGTGCCGCGACGCCCGGGTGATGTGCTTGCGCGCCGGCGTCCCGCGATTGGCGTGCGGGGCTTTATAGTCGCGGAGGGAATTCCCGCCGTCGACGATATCGAGGATCAGACGCTGCGCGTCGTTCAGGTCAAAGCGATCACGGCCCGCCAGATCCCCAGGTCGCGTTGCGACCTTGTAGGACGCCGGGATCATTGCACGACGCTCATTGCTGGCGCGGCCTTGGCCGGGACCGGATCGCCACCGTTTGCGTTTGTGGCCTGCCGCTGGGCCTCGCGTTCGCGTTCGCGATCGACGATCCGGCCCATGACGGAAATCAGGTCGTCGTCAAACGCGTCGCGATGGGCAAACATTCCCATAAAATCCGCGCCCTGAATCAGTTCCCGCAGGAATGTGGTCTGGGTCGGCGGTTCCTTCTTTGACAGCTTGGCGACCGTTGTCAGCGCCTGCTTGTCGAGGGCGTGATCGTCGGCAAAGGTCTTTGTAGCCGACGCGGCGACGCCGTTATGTTCCTTGGCCTTTTCCTTGGCCGTGTTGATCTGGCCGATCGCGTCGCGATACTTGTCGCGGGTCAGCGTCACGGTTTCGACCGTGTCAGTCTTGAGTGTTTTCGCCATCTTTGGAGTCCTTTTCCAATTTTGCCGCGCGTCGCTTTTTCAGCCACGCCCGGATTTCGGTCGATTGAACGTCGTCGTCGAAAGGGAGAGGTTCGCAGCGCGGAACCTCGGCAGGCCAAGGCAATTCGCTGGGCCAAATTTGCGAAATCAGGCCGAGGGCCCGATCCATGCGATGCGAGGAAAATTTGAAGGGCGTTCCCGAAATCACCGAATAGCGCGCGGTCTGAAAAAACCGGGTGTCGTTCAGCAAAATCGAGGAAAGGGCCGCGGGACCGGTGCCGTAAAAAATACAGAGGTCCGAGACCAAGATCGAAAGGTCAAACGCGACGCGCTGGGAATAAACCCGCCGGGACGCCGCAACGTGCTGGAAGCCTTGTCCCATATCGTCAGCCCCCCGCCTCGATCGTTGCGCGGGCGGTTCGCAGCGCCTCAATCGCTTCGTCAATCTCGGAAAGGGCATCCGCCCGGCAGTTGTCCTCGGCGCTGGATTGCGCCGAAAGGATCGCCGCGACAGCCTCGCCACATTCTTTGGATATCGCGCCCGCCTGTCGCGTGATGCAAAGGCTCGAACCGGCACCGGTTTCCTTGAGGCGGCGCGCCATCATCCGCGTGACCGGATATTTCCCGGCGGCATCCTCAAGCGCGAGAATGTCAGCCAGCGGCCAATCAAGCGAACCGGAGCGTCGCCGGGAAATTGTCGCCTTTGAAACCCCGTTGCCCAATCGGGCGACGATCGTATCAGCGGCCGCGTCGTAGCACTGAAACGTGCCGTCGATCAGGGCCGACACAAGGGCGTTGATCTGCGCCCGTGGGTTCCCGCCGATCATCGTGCAACCTCGTTGCTTTGCCCTGCCCGCGATTGGCGACCATGTTTGAGGCATGAAACAAAAAACATCATCCCGCCTCCCGCAAAGCGTCGATCACGCTCTCAGGGTAGAAATCCGCCGGGCTCAAACCCCAGCCCCTGGCGGGCGAGGCCGCCAAAAGCAGCGCGGCACACTCGGGCGGGATAAATCCGCCAGTGCCGCGCTTTTCTTTCGAGAAGGTCCACTTTCGGACAGACGACACCGCCCGTCCGGTGACTTCGGAGACGGCCTCAAAGCCGCCGCAGGTCGCAATGATTGATTTAGCAGGTTCCATAGCGCCACATATTCCGATTATCGGAGATTTAGTCAAGCGCGAATGTTCCGATTTTGTGAGGTTTCCCGTTTTGCGGAAATCGGAAAGAATGCACGACATGGAAATCGTCGACGCCGAATGGATCAAAAAACGCCTGACAGGTGCGCGCGGCGAGAAGTCCCGCCTTGCCGATTGGCTAGGCATGCCCGCAAACAAAGTGACCAAAATCCTAACCGGCGAACGGCGCGTTCAGGCGGCCGAGGTCCCGGCCATCCTTTCCTTTTTCGAGGAGGAACAAGCCAACCGGTCAGCCGACGACGCGCTTCCGTTTCGGATCAACGAAAACACGGGGCCCGCATCGGACTCGACGATGGTTCAGCTTTTCCAGGTCGAGGCGTCGGCCGGCAACGGATCGGTGGTCGACGAATCCGACGAGGTCGCAACCGAATTGACCCTGCCCCGTGGATATTTGCGAAAAATTACGGCGTCGCACCCGCGGCATTTGGCGATTATCAGCGTTAAGGGCGACAGCATGAGCCCGACACTACGCGACGACGACCTAGTCATGGTCGACCGCAGCAAGACCGATCTGTCATTCGACGGCCTGTTCGTTTTGCGCTTTGACAACGCCCTGCACGTCAAAAGGATCGGCCGATCACCTGTTCGCGGCCACGTTCGAATTATATCAGATAACGCGGTTTACGGGGCGCAGGACTATCCTGCCGACGACGTTGCCGCGATTGGGAAAGTCATCTGGTCAGGAGGGAAAATAGGATGAAATCAAAGTGTTTGGCGGCAATTTTGTCGGTGATAGCGACCGCCGGATCGGCACAGTGGATGCACGAGGAGTCAGGCGGCGCATTTGACGGATCACCTACGCAGCTGGCGATGGCGGCAAACCTCGATTACGGCTTTGGGCTGCGATGCACCGACGAATTTGATCTGGTCGCGATATTCGTGACCCCGGAACAAATCGACCAGGATACCCTGGACCGCATGACGGCGTTGCTGCCGACGGTGCTGATCAGGGTCGACGACAACGAACCCTTTGAATTGCCATCCGAAGGGCTCGTGGCTCCACAAGGCGCGTCCTATCTTGGCGACGCGCCCGCCGACCTTGCGGTTCAAATCGCAGGCGCGAAAACAAGCGTATCTGTCGCGATTTCCTTGCTGGGGGAGATTTACCACGAAACCCGGTTCGGATCATCGGGATCGACCCGGGCGGCAAATCTTGTGATCGAAAACTGCGGATTGGACCCGGCGGATAGCTGATCCTCTACCCCCGCGCGCGCGGTGATTGAGAACGCGCGCACGCGCATGGAATGACCGTTCCGCTTGTTGATACGTTGTCTCATTCTATCGTTGCAATTTTTTACAAACGTCAGTCAAGAGGAAAAAAAGCGACACGGTTGATGGGGGCGGCCCTTATAGGGGCCGCCCCCTTTCTCTACCGACTCGCCTGATCAGCACCAGCGCCTGACGGATTCGCGCAAGGACGTCCGCACGTCCGCAAGCGTGAGTCGCAACGGCGGCACAAAGAAATTTCCGATCATCGGAATTTTTTGGGTTGACCTTAGTTCCGATATTCGGATTAAGTCGGTTCCAACGAAGGAGCCAAAAATGCTGATTTCCCGATTTGCAAACATTCGCGACCAAGACCTGCTGCCCTGGTCGCCGCCCCGCAGGGGGCGCATCCGAGGCGCGATCAAGGAGGCGTTTTACGCCGTCGCCTTTGTCGTCGTCGTCATGTCGTTGGTCTGGGTCTTGGCTGACGTCGCATGGACCTACCTCGTGTTTTGCGAACCCTGCGAGGCGCGATAATGGGGCGGATCGAGGCGCATTATCCCAAGACCCGCGACGCCTGGCACGCCCTGCGCGCAAAGGACGTGACCGCGTCGGTCGTCGGAGCCCTTTTCGGGGCTCACGAATACACGACCCGGTTCGAACTTTGGCACCAAAAGGCGGGAAATCTGACAACCGCGCGCGAGGAAACCGCCGCAATGCGTCGGGGCACGCTTCTTGAGCCGGTCGCGGTTGCCATGCTTGCTGATGCCCGGCCGGATTGGCGGATCAGCTACAGCACATCGCAGATGGTCTATTTTCGCGATGCCGAGGTTCGTCTTGGCGCAACGCCTGATTTGATCGTGGATTGCCCCCAGCGTGGACGGGGAACGGTTCAGATCAAAACCTGCACCGCTGGCGACTTCGCAAAGAAGTGGCGCGGCGACGATGGCGAACCCGAGGCCCCCCTCTGGATCAATCTGCAAACCGAGGTCGAGCGATATCTGACGAATTCGCAATGGGCCGCCGTTGCCGTTCTGACGCTCGACACAAGGGCTCAACTCGAAATCGAAATTGTCGACGTTCCGCGCGTCGACGGGGTGATCAGTTCAATCAAAGGCGCTTGCCGCACATTCTGGGCCGACGTCGCGTCGGGCCTTGAGCCTGATCCAGATTTCACGCGCGACGCCGACGTCATATCCGCCGCCTACCCTGCCGAGGATCCTGAAAAGCATCTCGACCTGACCACCGCCGCCGATATTGAAACACTGATATCGGAGGCGCAGGAGGCGTCCCGGCAGCGCCAAGAGGCCGACGCCCGGCTCAAATCATTGCGTGCGGAAATCAAGCACCGGATGGGCGACGCTGATACGGCGCACCTATCGGGCGGGCGTCAAATCACACTCCGAACCGAGCATCGGCCTGGCGCATTTACGGGGCCCAGCAAGTTCCGGCGCCTACGCCTTCCGCGGGCGATCCAGCAATGACGCGCCAACAGAACATAAAGGCCGCCGCCCCGACCCGCTGGGTTCTGGCGGCGCGGTTCGATCAAGATATCGACACGCGCGGGATGCGTCAGATGTGGGCCAAGGCCCTGATGCTTGCGCTTTGCGATATTGTGAAGCCCCCCGCGCTGACCGGGACCAAAGAGAAAGACACGCGCAATCACGTCGAATGGCAAAACGGGTTTTCCTATTTGGACAGCCGCGATTTTCGCGAAGTCGCCAGCCTTGCCGGGTTTGAACCCAGCGCGATTGCAGATCGGATCCGCCCTCTTGCCAACGACCGAAAGGCCGCCGCGCGCATGGCGAAAGACTTTTACGCAGACCGCAACCACCAGAAAAAAGGGAAAATCAAAGATGCCTGATGGAACAACAACAGCCCGCCGTCGCGCTGTCGACCAAGTGTTCGGCGACAACCGCGCGCCGATCGCGGAGGTCCTGCCCGCCGACCACGCCGATCTGGTCGCGGAAATCAACCGCGCTTGCGTCGACGCCAAAAACCGCACGCCGGCAAAAATCACGACGGAAAATGAACTGACAGACGCGGGGAAGATCATCACCGAACTCCGCGCCTTGGCGAAAAAGGCCGACGGCGTTCGATCGGATGAAAAGGCCCCGATCATCGAAACGGGCCGCGCGATTGACGGATTTTTCCGCGATCTGATCCAGATGATCGACGGCGCGATCACGCCGTTGCGCAGCGCCGCCGATGATTTTGCGCGCCGTCGGGCGGCCGAGGAAGCCGCACGCCGCCGCCGCGAGGAAGAAATCGCCCGGGAAAAGGCCGCCGCCGCCCAGAAACGCGCGGAGAACGCCAAATCGCCCGAGGCCGCGGCAAAGGCCGCCGCCGAACAGGAGGCGCAAGAGGCCGTCGCCAGCGGCGCGGCACAGGCCAAGACGCAACCGGTTCGCGGGAATGGCGTCACCGCCGGCACGCGCAAAACCTGGGACTTTGAAATCCTGGACTCGTCGGCCTTGCGCCAATCGCTGGGGGCCCTTGGTCCGTTTCTCGACGAGGCGTCGCTTGAAAAGGCGATCCGATCCTTCGTGAAAATCCACAAGGGTTCGACCGCCCTGCCCGGCGTTCGCGCCTTTGAAAAAACCACCACGCAATTCCGCGCCTAAGCGCGACGAAAGGGAACGACATGAACGACCTAGCGACAACAACGGCCACGCAACAACAGGCCCCGACGCGAAAAGCCGACCTCCGGTCTGATCGTCCGGGCGGCGCGATGCTCCCAAGCACGTTCGAGGAAGCCTGGCGCTTGTCCGAGGCGCTTGCCAAGGGTGGTGGCGACATGATCCCGAAGCATTTTCAGGGCAACGTCGGCGCGGTCTTTGCCGCGATCCAGCGCGGGGCCGAATTGGGCTTTGCCCCAATGGCCTCGATGCAACAGATCGCGGTGATCAACGGTCGCCCGTCGATTTGGGGCGACGCCCTCCCCGCCTTGGTCCTTCGGGCCGGCCATCGGCTCGACGAGGTCGTCGAGGGCGAGGGCGACAAGGCCGTGGCGACCGCGACCGTGACCCGTGGCGATACCGGGCACCAGATCACCCGCACGTTTTCGATGGCTGATGCAAAAAAGGCGGGCCTCGCCGGGAAGCAGGGCCCTTGGCAGCAATACCCAAAACGGATGCTCCAAATGCGGGCCCGTGGCTTTGCTGTTCGCGACGGCTGCGCCGACGTTTTGCTGGGCTTGTCGGTTGTCGAGGAGGTCCGGGACGCGCCGCAAATGCGTGACGTGACCCCGGCCAGCGCCGCCCAGAAAATGCAGGCAATCGCAAGCGCCGGGACCGCCGATCCCGCGCCCGCTGACGATCAGATTGATGATCACGGTGCGCAAAACGACGCGACACGGGAAACCACCGACGATCACCGCCAAGCGGATCCGGGCGAAACCGCCAAGGAGCCCAGCGAACCGACCGGAGACGAAATCGAGGCGGCGCGGAGCCGCGGGTTCGAGTCTTTCGACCTGGGCGTTCCCTTGGCGGCAACGCCCCCCGAATACGCCGATTTTCCCGCGCTGACGAAGGCGTGGAAGGCCGGATGGAACGAAGGCGAGAAGGCCGCAAAGGCGGGCTGATCCCCACGAAATAGGTCGCCGCGACCTCCTCCCCGCGTCGATCTAGGGGCGATCCAAAAGATCGCCCCGCCAACAACCCCCGAAAGGAATCCACATGATCCCGACCTACCTTGTTTTTGACACCGAAACCACCGGCTTGCCCGTTCGTTCCGCGCGCGGCGAACCGCCGGTCCCTGCCGATGATCCCCGCCAGCCCCGCGTGCTGTCGTTTGCCGCTATCGTTGCCAACGCAGACGGACACGAAATCAGCCGGGACAAGATTTACGTGCGGCCCGAGGGTTTCACGGTCGCGGAATGCGATGCCCGCGCAATCGCTGACGGCAAGCGCCCCGCTTCTGAAATCAATGGTCTAAATGACGATTTCCTTAACGAATATGGCCATCCGATTGGCGCTGTTCTTGATATCTGGAATCAGGCGATAGACGGGGGCCTGATCCCGGTCGCCTTCAACGCGCAGTTCGACACCAAGATGATGCGGGGCGAATTGCGTAGCGCAGGGATGCCGGATCGGTTTGAAGAAACGCCCAACATCTGCGCCATGAAGGCACTATGGCCCTACCGCGCCGAGGGCCTGGACGTAAAGTCTGGCGGATTTGTTTCCCTCGCCATTGCCTGCGAATACTTCGGGATCGTCAACGAAAACGCTCACGATGCAATGGCCGACGCCGAGGCCGCGCGGGCAATCCTTGAACGATTGATCCGCGATGATCGCCTGCCTAATCCGACGCTCCGGACAGCCAAGAATCACGGGGCCACACTATGAACCGCGCCCTTATCAAAACCGAGACCAAGGTCATTGAAATCCTGACCGAGCATCTTTTTGCGCACTCGGAACACAAGATCCGCATCGTTCCGACAACGACCCTTGGCGACATGGACACCGACAGCCTCGATCACGTCGAAATCGCGATGCTGATCGAGGAAGAATTCGAGATGGAATTCAGTTCGACCGTGATCGACACGGTCTTTAACGGCTCGGCCACGGTCGCAAGCATCGCGGCAGCAATCGACGCCCATCGTTCCGAAAAGGGGGCGGCATAGTCATGGGCCGCGCATTGAACGACACGGTCGTCATTCGCTTGGCCCGCAGCGAGGCGGAATCCATCCGGCTTGGTCTTGCCGATATCCTTTGCTGGATATCCGGTTTCAGGGCCGCACGGGAGGGCACGGACCTTGCCGGTCACGAGCCGCTTGGCGTTGACCGGGCCCGCGATATCAGCCGCAAGCTACTTGGTGCCTTGGAACCGTTGGATTTGGCCCAGATCGAACTGCAATCCTTGATTGCGGCGACGCACACGAGACTCAAGGCCGCGGGCGACCATCAGACCGCCCACCTGCTCCTGACCGTCGCCCGCGAGGCAGGGTATGACCTATGACATACCGACCCAAAACGTTCCGCGATGAAACCGCCCGCCAACAGTGGCTCGCAAAGCAAAGGCGCAGTCCTGACGGCCTCGGCCCCGCGCCGGATGCCGATTTCCGCGCCCTGCTTGATGCGAATACCGAACAGCGGGTGCTAGAAACCAAGGCGCTGCACGCGGTTCGCGATCTGCGCCAAGCCGCCAGCGCCGCAATCGAGGCAATGGACAAGGCACATCCGAACTCCGACGCGACCGCGCTGGTGCGCTCGATCCGCGACCAGATTGACACGCTGTTTATGTCCGGCCGGCGTGCCGTGTCTCGGGAGCCACGCGAATGAGCCGCCCGCGCATGTGCTGGCCTTGCCGCCTGTTCTGGCAGGCCGTGGTTGTATTTGTCGCGGTTGGGCTTGTGGCGATTGCCGTCCTGCTGATCGCCGTGGCCGCTGACGCGCTGTTTTACCTGACAACGATGAAAGGAAAGTGAGATGGGTGATGCACTGAAACCATGCCCGTTTTGTGGGGGGAATGCCGCGATATCGAAAGACTATGACCCAGACGGCAGTGGCGCATTCTATGCAATTCGATGCAACAACTGCCGCGCCCAGTCATCGAACGTTTACGCGGTTGAGACATGCCCAATTCACTTCGCGCAAGTCAGGGGCGCATGGAACACCCGCGCCGAGGCCGACGCCCTGCGCGCAGAGGTCGAAAGGCTGCGGGGGGAACTTCGGAGCGTTGCAAGGCTCGCGCATAGCGGATTGCAGTCTGGCAAGCGAATATCAGAGCAATCTTGCCTTGAACTGATTTTGAAGGACGCCCGCGCCGCCCTCGCCCCGACAGGTGATGCACAGAAGGCCCCTGCCGATACCGTAGAGGTGATGGCGGTGGATTGCGTCGGCTGCGGCAAACCAGCGACCGGGCGATGCATGGTCGATTGCGGTATGTCGCTTTGCGGCTATCCGGTCTGCGACACATGCGCTCATGTTGATGAAGGCTACGGGTGGTCGCACAAGCCCCGCCGCACGACTGGCGGTGACGCATGATCGACGGCAACACCCGCGCAATCGACGCACACCTCGCAGAACACGACGCCAGGATCGGGACCGAGGAAGGTGAACGCTGCAACCGTCAGGGCTGCGACGGGACGATGGTTTTCGAGGACGTTGAGGGCTGTTCCTGCCACATCAACGCGCCGTGCCACGGCCACGAGAACCAGCAAATAATTTGCGACGGCTGCGGCTACGGCCCAGACGATGAACCCGCCGACGATGATCGCGGCGACTATCTCCGCGACAAGGCACAGGACAGGTGACGAAATGACCGACCGCCCGATCCCCTTTTCCCCAGACATGATGCGCGCGGTCCTGCGCGAGATCGCCGCGCCTGGCACCGGCAAGACGCAGACGCGGCGGGTGCTGAAACCGCAGCCCGAACCGGGCGGCGAGGCGCGTTTATGGACGCCGCCCAACCCGTCGATGCTTTGCGTCCAAATAGACAAGCGGCACATACACGGCAGCACAGTGGCAATTACCGTTCCTGCCCCCAGCGACCGGCTCTGGGTCCGCGAGGCGTGGCGGACCACCACGTTTTACGACGACCAACCGCCGCGCGACATGGGAAGCGAGACACCGATCCGCTACGAGTGCGACGGCGCATGGGAAACATGGGGATGGAAGCGAGACCACAACGAAGGCCGCTACCGCCCGCCGATGTTCATGCCTCGCTGGGCCAGCCGCGTGACGCTGACCGTCACCGACGTGAAAGTGCAGCGCGTGCAGGACATATCCGAGGCCGATGCGTGGGCGGAAGGCGTCCACAGACAGCCGTTCGACACCGGAACCGAAATGTTCCGTACCCTCTGGGACAGCCTGAACGACAAGCGCGGATTCGGCTGGGACGTGAACCCGTGGGTCGTCGCCGTCACCTTCCGCCCGGTGGCGGGCAACATCGACCAGATTGGAGAGGCAGCATGATCGACGCATTCCCTTTGCAATGGCCGCACGGCCGCGCGCGCACAAAGGCCCGGTCGGATTCCCGGTTCAAGGTTTCGCATTCCAAAGCGTTCGAGGAAATGGTGTCAGAACTGGACCGGTTCGACGTTACACACGTCGTCGTCAGCACAAACATTCCCCTGCGGCGCGACGGCACGCCATACCGCGACGGCCTAAATGAGCTGCTCGAAGATCCGGGCGTTGCGATCTACTTCACCCGCAAGAAGCGACAGATTGCGCTGTGCTGCGATACCTACCGCCGCCCATACGAAAATATCCGGGCGCTGGGACTGGCGATCAAATCTCTGCGCGACATGGACCGACACGGGGCAGGCCAGATCCTAGATCAAGCGTTCGAGGGTTTGACTGCGCTGCCCGCGCCCGGCGCGACGGACGAGGCCGACAACCGCGCGTGGTGGGTTGTGCTGGGATGCCAACCCAACGCCAGCGCCGACGAGGTTCGGGCCGCCTACAAGAAGCAAGCCCGCGAGGCGGGCGGCGCATCGGTTGAATTGAACGCGGCAAAGGATGCCGGGCTGATAGCAGCGGGAGAGGCAGCATGATTTGGCGCGGTGAAACCCAGAAGCAATGGATAGAGCGGATGGCAACGTGGCAGCGATGGTTCGCCTGGCATCCAGTCCAGTTGGATGATGGGTGCTGGATTTGGTTAGAAACGGTCGAACGAGTCGTTGATCACTACCGGGGGCCGTATTTGCGGCTGGATCGCGTCTGGCGCTACCGGAAAATCGCAGCGGGAGGATCCGATGGGACATAACCGCCGAACAGATCACGCCCTCGCGGCCTCTGCCGTCCAGACGCCCCCGGCCCCTCGACTGCTTGGATACGTCAGCGTCAGCACCCTTGCGCAGCTGCTCGACGTATCCGAAACGACCGTCTGGGACTTGACTCGCAAGGGCCACATACCGAAGCCTGTCCGCTACGGCGGTTCAACCCGCTGGCGCTGGTCGGACGTCGAGGCCCACATCGAGGGGCGACAGGGCGCGCCGGCCGTCGACGACGATCCGATTTTGAGGGCAAGCCGTGGCAGCTGATCTGACGCTTGAGGCCTACGTGCAGCGCAAGAAGCGCGGCGCGCGGGAATACTTCTATTTTCGCGTGGTGCGCGACGGGAAAGAAACCCGCCTGCCATTGCCCCACCCGTTCAGCGCAGACTACCGCGCCGCCTATGACGCAGCACACCGCCAGGTTTTCGGGTCGGCACCTGGTGATTTCGACAGCCCTACCGGGGTGCGCGCCTTGGTCAAGGCGCATCGCGCCAGCGCCCGCTACGAACGCCTGCCGAAGCAGTCCAAAACGATCCGCGAATACGCCCTGACCCTGATCGACGATCGCTGGGGCGATTTCGAGGCCCGCGATATTCGCCCGATCCACGTTCAGGCGCTTTACGACACCCTTGCCGCACGCCCGGCCAGCGCCAACCGACGGCTGGACGATATCAGCGCCATTTTTGGCTGGGGGATCCCGCGCGGGTTTGTCGACGAAAACCCCTGCCGCGGCGTCGAACGGGTCCAAAGCACCGACAGCTATGAGCCTTGGCCCGACGCGGCCCTTACGATCCTGATGGAGCAAGGCCTGCCGCATATCGTGCGGCCCGCGCTTGTCGCCACCTACACCGGCCAGCGGCGCGGCGACGTTCTCAAACAATTCTGCGACCACCAGATCGACGGCGCGACGTGGTATCTCAAACAGGGCAAGACGCAGAACGAGGTTCCGGTCCCGCTGCACCCGGTTGTGCTGGCCTTGGCAGAATCCGAACGGGCCGCCCGTCGCGCGGCCGCCGTGGTCGATCCCAAGCGCCCGCTGCTGACGAACAGCAAGGGCGACGTCTGGACCGATAGTGGATACGGCGCGTCATGGCGCACCGAACTGATCCGGCTGGGCCTGCGCCCCGAAAAGAATGACGATTACGAGGACGGCCAGTTTCGCCCGACATTCCACGGGCTGCGCCATACGACGGCTACGATGATCGCAAACGCGGTCGCCCGGAACCCGGATCTATTCGGCGGAATCGGTCGGGTGAAAACGATGCTCGACCACCTGTCCGAGCGCATGGCCGCGCACTACGCGCGCCGCGCTGAGGTCGAACACATGAACGCCGAAACGATTCTGCTCTTGCCTGACATTGGGAACACAGGGGCAAAAATTGGGAACGCGCCGCGATGA